TATCGGGGTGGTTGTGAGCCACCCCATTATTGAGGGACCATCATGTTTATTGGATTAATATTTCTGATTGCTTTTTGTACCGGCGTGGGTGGCGCAATGCTCGGTGACGTAGAAGTCGCGTTCGTGGGCCTGATCATTGCCATCGTGTCGGGCATAGCGGGGATAGACTCGTGAACGGCGAGTGGATGGTCAAGGATGTTTATTATGAGGATGGTATCCCCAAGATCATCCAAAACCCTGTTAATAAAAAGTGGGAGGAACTAACAGCGGGAGATATAGAGGCAGCGTACTACCACGTTGAATTCGACAAGGTATTTATATTTTATAAAGATCCTGCCAAGTGGTGTACAGCATTTGCTAGGATGATAGAAAAGATATTGAGGGAGAAGAATGTATGACTACCCAGCTCGTTCGGGACACTATGAAAATGGTTGCCGAGGGCGGCCTTGATCCAGTTGAGATGCACTGGTTTGACGCGACCGGATGCTTTATGGATCAAAGTGAAGAGTCACAGAGTCCACTGCACGACAGTAGGCCACCCTTTCAGCGGTGCATGGTTTGCTGGGAAGGACGGTCCCGTAACCATCAACGGATGCGGATGTGGTTGCTAGTAGCCGGGGAAGATCCTCAGGATGGCATTGTGCTGACCGTTTGGAGACAACCGGCTGACCAGCCCCCGATTCCCTCTCCAGTGATGGTCTACATGATCGACGAAGGGCAAATACGATATGGCCCTGTTGATGAGAAAGTAACTATGGACAAGACCGAGGCCGAGATGATCCTCGGGTTCGTTTCTGCTTGGTATGAATCGCTATCCCGTCGTTCTGAGGCGTACATTCCCAGCGTGTCCAAGACCTTCACCAACCAACGTAAGATTGCCCAAGGCAAGGTTCCAGCCTATGACTGGCGGACGGTCACGATTGAACCAGTAGAACCACGGAAAGAACATAAGGGAGGAACTCACGCATCACCAAGGTTGCATGACCGTCGAGGCCATCTACGCAGACTCAAAAGCGGCAAGAATGTTTGGGTAAAACCTTGCAAAGTTGGAGACATCAACAAAGGCATAGTGTTCAAAGATTATCAAATCAAGGAGAAAGATTAATAATGGACAACGAACAAGCAATATTTAATTACCTTAGTGACAAAGGAGAGATGTTTGTCAATGACATGAGCATCTCAGGAATGCCCAGATCGTCTCTCAACGCCAGGCTGTCCATCATGGCTAAGTCAGGGAAGATTGAGAGAAGGTTAGAGTGGAACGAAGTCATCCGTAAGCAATGCTGGTTGTACATCCCTCCCAAGGCGGAGAGGGTTTACAAGACATCTAACCCATTCCGAGGAGAACCCGAGTATGCATACATTCTGCGGAACTTCTCACGACTACCACTACAGGAGGCGAGCACATGACTGATCGCGAACTAATGCAACAAGCGCTGGATGCGCTGAAGGTTATGCGCCCCGCTTGTTTTGCAGAGAACACTTTAAAAACCGCTGATACCGCCATCACTGCCCTGCGCGATAGGCTGGCGCAAACAGAACAAGGGCCGGTGGCGTGGCAAGGGGTGCATGACCATACCGATTTGTATTACCGCAAACCACCGCAAGCTGACGTTAGACCGCTTTACATCAACCCACCCGCACAGCCATCTCCTGTATTGCAGCAGGCATACAGTACAAGTGCCGCCTATACCGTTGGTTTCAAAGACGGACAAGCAACACAGCGCCCATGGGTCGGGCTGACGGATGAGGATGTAGCGAAACTAGCGGCGACTTATTTGTTCCAGAATGTATGGCCGCACAGCACATTCGCTGCTATCCACGCGATTGAAGCCAAAATCAAGGAGAAAAACACATGAAACATCCGTCCTACTGTTGTCAAAAATGTGGCGAACTTATTGGATGGTTTGGCCGAATTATGCGTTTCCATAAGTGTAAGGAGAAAAACGGTGGATGAACAATTGAACCGTGTCCTGCAACGCGCTCTGTCTGCTATGGAGAGCGCCTACTACGTCCTGATGATCCAGCCCCACACGCCCCGGGAGGAGGCGGAGGAGCTGCGCCGTGCGATGCTAGAGATCGAGGATGTGCTAGAGTGAACCTTTCTCGCGTGCTGTCTCCTAGATGTCCCACTCGGGACTTGACCCCGGTCTTGCATCGGGGTTTTTTTTGTGTTAGTGTTGATCCCGTTACCGTGGAACGTAACGAAGAGGACTTACTCATGCATCGGACCCCAACGGGGTGTTCCACCCGGTGCAGCAGTAAGTCCTTTTTTTTCGCCCGCACTCCTCGCGTTAGCAGTGGGCCTAGATGGGCCGCAGGGAAGAGAACATCGGCCAGGGTATGCCACCCCCTGCGAGCCGCGCAGCGTTCCAGAGCGACTGCACAAGCACCTATCCTCCCGGGTGGTTTCGGGACGGGTGTCGAGTGAATCTGGCCTCAAGGGTGCACTGGCAGGTTACCTTCTTAGATGAGTGACCCTGCGGGTGAGGCTGGCTGCCATGCCACCTTGGAGGTTCTTTTGTCCTGATGTTCTGTGATCGAACGGACAGTTGACAGTTCTTTTTTTTTCTGTTCTAGTGATGTTTCTCGTTTCTATCTTATCTTATCTTATAGGTGTTACATGAAGTTATGTATCGACTGCCGTCACCTACTACCCAAGCCGGGTGACGATGACTACGCACTAGCTAAGTGCGCTGCCTTCTACAACATCCACCCGGTATCGGGTCGTAAGTTGTATTCCTACGCCTACAACCAGAGAACCTTCGAAGCAGGCAAGTGCGGCGAGGGAGCAATCTTCTGGGAGCGTAAACAAGAGGAGACCCAAGATGAGTGATTTCAGCCCAGAGGTCCGCAACAGCGGCTGGTGGTCTGGCGATAGTCGCATGGCCGTTAACGGTCAAGCAGCAACTGCCATTCTCATCAAACAAGGAAAAATGGAACGTGAAGAGATCTCTGATCTTGAGCACGTCAAGATGGGCCATGTCATGCAACCGGTCATCGGCAGGCTGGCACAGGAGAGGTTAGGCATCGAACTCAAAGATGCCGCTTACCCTCTTACTCACCCTCGTGAAAGTTGGCTGCGTTCTCACTTTGACTTCATCTCAGCGGACAACAAGGTGCTGGTGGAAGCCAAGAACTACAGCTCTTTCATGAGGAGCAAGTTCGATCCTGAGATTGGTCTAATGCCAGACGCAGACAGGATCCAGTGTATCCACGAGGCCACCGTACACGGTGCAGAGATCGTCTACCTGGCAGTCTTACTTGGAGGATCTGAGTTCATCACTGTGCGACAAGAAGTCACACCAGAGATGAAGGAGGAGCACGTCAAGTGGTGCGCCAGGTGGTGGGGCCACGTTGTTGCTAACACTCTGCCAGAACCTCAGACGGTGGAGGAGTGCAAGATTAGCTTCCCCGTCTCGGAAGAAGGTACGGTGATCGCCAGCAAGGAGCTGGAGACTGCTGCTCGCAACTACTCTTACTACTCCAAACTTCGTAAAGAAGCAGAAGATCAGGAAGAGAACTGCAAGCAGGCTCTCATGAAGGCGATGGGCAGCAAGTCTGTGTTGAGCACCATTGATGGTACGGTTCTGGCTACTTGGAAGTCTGCCAAGGCGTCTGCCAAGTTCAACGCGACTGCCTTCAAAGCAGCGTACCCACAGATGTATGACCAGTTTGTCCAGGATGTACCTGGATCACGGAGATTTTTAGTTAAATGAGTGAAGAAGAATACGAAGACATTTGGCATCTATATCGTGCACTTGCGATGGCTGCTTTCATCATCAAGAGGGAGAACCCCTACCACGGTGGAAGCAAGCAACTGATCATGGAATCAGCATCCGAGTACGCAAATCTTATGTGTAAAGATCTACGAGGTTTCAATGAGTAATCTTATCCCTGTGAATGACGTCCAGACTATGGCCGTCGCTATCGCTAAGTCCGGCCTGTTTGGCATGAAGACCCCTGACCAGGCACTCGCCCTGATGCTGATCGCACAAGCAGAAGGGATGCACCCTGCTCTGGCTGCTCGTGACTATCACATCATCCAAGGTCGTCCTGCTCTTAAAGCAGACGCAATGCTTGCACGCTTCCAAGCACAAGGCGGCAAGGTCAACTGGGATGTGTTAACTGATAAGGAGGTAACTGCAACATTCAGTCACCCACAAGGTGGTAGTGCCAAGATCACCTGGACTTGGGACATGGCGGTGAAGGCCAAGTTAACCGGCAAGGACAACTGGACTAACTATCCTCGTGCGATGTTGCGAGCAAGGGTAGTGAGCGAAGGAATCCGCACCGTGTTTCCCGGGGTTGTAGTGGGCGTCTACACGCCGGAAGAACTGTCGGACATACCTACCCATGCACCCGTGAAAGATATGGGCGCAGCGGACGTTCTAGACCCCGTGCCGCCCCCTCCTAAGGAGGTGGAGGATCATCCCTTTTCACTCTTTCTTGCAGACGGTTCCGTCTACGAGTCCTACCCCGATTTCTCAGGCTACCTGGAAGGGGTTAGGTCGATGGTTGAAAAGATTATGAGGTCGCAGAAGTTCACGCCGGAGGTCAAGAAGGAAAAGATCGCCAGCGTGCTTAATGCCAATGCCAAGGGTATAGAGGAGCTGCCAGCGCTGTTCAAGTTTCAGTTGAAGGCAGCGCTTATCGGGGAGGGATCTGACCTCCCAAAGGTGTTAGAGGACCTGTCAGACCAGGAGACATCAATGGATCTGTAGGAGGATTTCATCGTATCGGCAATATAACTATCAAGGGATATCATGAGCTACAAAGAAAACGCATTTCAACCGACCCCAGGAAAGGTAAATCTTTTCTCGAAAGATCCAGCACAGAAAAAGAATCCTAACGGCCCTGACTGGGATGGTGATCTGTTGCTCACCAGATCGTACGCAGTAGGTGAGACGATCAAACTATCGATCTGGCAAAACACCACCAAGAACGGTGGAACCTACTTCACCATTAAGGAAAACACTTACTTCAAAGACAAGAAGGAAGAACATAAGGAAGTACCGCCTAGTTACAAACCGCACACAACAGGGTTTGGATCTAAGCGGGATGATCCTGATGAAGATGTCCCATTTTAGTCTTTATAACTAAGTATTATGACTCCTACCCAGAGATCACTGGAGTACCTGCGTGAGCAGGGCTATCTCTGCGCTGTAGTTGAGAAGTGGAATCCACACGCTCGAATACGGCAGGATCTCTGGGGATGGTGCGACATCCTTGCAATACGTCGTAATGAGGTACTTGCCGTGCAGGTAACGGCATCTGGGGTGGCAGAAAGGATCAAGAAGATCCTTGCGTCTGACACAGTGGGTGCAGTACGGGAGGCTGGTATTAGGATAGAAGTACATGGGTGGCGGAAGAACTCCGCTGGTAAATATGTAATGAGAATAGAGGATATATCTTGACTAAAGTATTTGTAGCGACGCCAATGTTTGGGGGAATGTGTACAGGGTTTTACTTGCAATCTATGCTGGCGTTAGTGTCAGTAGCAAAGGAGAAAATAGAACTTAACTGCTCTTTCATGTTTAACGAGTCTCTCATCCAGCGTGCACGCAACGGACTAGCACATCAGTTCTTGCAGACAGACTGCACACATCTGATGTTCATAGACGCTGACATCCGGTTCAACCCACACGATGTCATGTCAATGCTGGCAGCAGACAAGGATGTCATCTGCGGACTCTATCCCAAGAAGGAGATCAACTGGCAGCAAGTTGCTATCTCTGCAGGCAACGGAGTGCCGTGGGATCAGCTCAAGAACCACACAGGAGCGATGGTGGTTAACCTGGTAGGAGAGCAAGGCCAGGTTGTAGTACCGCAGAATGAGCCGCTGGAGATCGTCAACGGAGGCACAGGCTTCATGCTCATCAAGCGTGAAGTGTTTGAAGCTCTGCGACCATTTGTCGCCGTGTATACCAACGATGTACTAGACACGGCAGGCACGATGAAGGCTGACGAGATCTACGAATACTTCCCGGTGATGGTGGAAGACGGTCGTCTTCTCTCCGAGGACTTTGCTTTTTGCACAATTGTAAGAAAGCAGGGGTATAAGATCTATGCTGCCCCGTGGGTGAAGCTCGGACACTACGGGTCTTACCTATTCGAAGGCAGTCTTATCCCTGCACCTTAACCGGAGTCTCTTGTGAAAGATCAGATCCTTGCCGCTATTGACGGGAATGACGCTATGGATGCCCTGTCAGCGCTCTTCTCTGCTGCCGTCACCGTTGCTCAAACCATGAACATCGAAAAGTATGCCCTGAAAGATTTCTTCCAAGGCTTTGCTGACACGGCCTACTCTATCGAGGCTACCGACGAAGACGATGGTCTTGACGAGGATGACGGCCTAGACGAAGACGAAGGAACGGAAGAGTAATTACTTCTTCGCAGTTCTCGCGGATCTACGGAAAGCCTCGGCAGTGGGAAAGCCCCGCTGCCCAGGCTTTTTAGCTGGTAAGCCCAGCTTTCTACGTCTGTTGATGTTGTAGTACAGACCCTTCTTTGCTTTCATCTTGGAACCTCAGCACATCTGGATTGACAGGCGCATCCTTGCCCTTCACCAGACGGTTCCCCAGCCACGGCTCTCCCTTCTCTAGGATCACCATAGAGTGCCGGAACTCCAGGCGCTGGACGTTGTGCTGGATCTTGCACTTGTCGTTCACAGCCTGGATGAAACCTGCAAAGAACTGTATGGCGTGTGAGCCGTAACCCGGCATCCACTGCGTGTGGAAGTCCTCCACAACATAGATGCCATCGTTAGCTAACTTTGGCCACCAGCGGTTGAAGTTGGCAATGATGTCTTGGGCAGTGTGAGATCCGTCATCAATGATGATGTCGAACTCACCCTCTAACTCTACTTCCTTGGAGTCTCCAACGATCACTTTAATGCGACCATCCTCGAACTCCAACTCTCCGCACTTGGGATCAGTGTCAATCCCAATGATCTCGGTAGCATCCCAAAAGTAATCTGCCCACGTTTCCAGTGAGCCACCGTTCTGGACCCCTATCTCTAGGAGTCTGATTTCATCATCTCTGTAGAGAGAAAAGATTTGATCGTAAGCATATAGATAAGATTCCCACTTGTCAGAAACAAGACCATCCTTCCTGATATGAATTCCTAAGACCGACATCCCCAACGCCTCCTGGCTGCTTTCCCGCGCTCCCCCGTCCAACCCTTGGAACGGGCACAGAAACTCTTATGACGAGGATTCTTAGGGTCTTTCGTGGGTGCTTTTAGGTTGCTACCCGCTGCCCTAGCTTTCCTGCGTCCCTTCTCCGTCAGACCAGCACCTCTCGATGCGGGGAGTTTCTCGCCTCTACCAACTGACAGATTGGGGAACTTGCTCATAATTCACTCACATCTATAAGGTCACCACGGAAGTCAATCACTCCATCATCGTGTTTACTGACCAGCTCAGGCCACAGCATCTTGCCATCCCTGAACGTCAACACGGCAAACCCAGACCTCCAGTTTACAGGATTGTCTTCCAAGTAATCTAAGAATTGTGGTCCGTTCGTTTCCGCCAGCGTACCCGTGTCTACGCCCCACCGTGTGCCGTTGTAGTCGCTGTAGGGCGTTACCTTCAAACTATGAAGATGCCCGGTCACAATCGACACGCCAGACCCCACCGTGTTGTTGTGCGTGGCGTGGACACCATTCTTGTACCGATGTTTGACCACCACCTCTGGAGTCAGCCAGCAACTCCAACATGGAGTCCAAGCCATAAAGTGATCCTTTAAAGCCGTGCCGTACACGCCTTCATACTCTGGTCCCACCTGAGCCAGACGAGTCTCAAACCTCGCATCGTGGTTGCCTAGAGACCAGATCAACTGCGTGTGATGCCTAGCCTTCTTGGTGGCCTTCTCGATCTCTCCTAGAGCCTCCTGGCAGGCTTCCAGCTCCTGCTTGACGTTAGGCATATGCGTCCAGCCTATGCGTGGGAATCGGGAGATTGCAGCGCCGTCAAAGGCATCGCCGTTGTTGACGATCACATGAGGCTTTAAAGTCTTTATAGCCCAGAGCAAGCCCTTGAAAGCTGTGCTGCGTATACCGGGCCAGAAGTGTGCGTCTGAGAAGACTATCGCAGTTCCTGTCGTGATCCCTGCGTGGTGTCTTGCCTTCTCTAGGTGTGTGGTGCTTGGTCCTCTTGTGTCTCTTACGCTGAGACTTATCTTATGGTTAGCTTCTATTCTAGTTCTTATTGCGTAGACTGCTCGTTCTGATATGCCGGTAGCGTTAGATATCTTTCTGGGAGATCTATGCTTTTCCCAGAGCTGTATGAAATCTTGATCAGATATTAGTAGCTCACGTCCCATGCTCGCCTCCGTGATGGCAGGCGCTTGATACCATACTATTGTTACAACAACAAGGCTTCTGCTTGCCTACGTTTCAACAATCCTGGCAAGACTTTTCCACCTGCCTTAGTCCACTTGAGCAACTCTTCTTTTGCTCCTACCCAATCTTGCTCGTTGATCTTGCGTCTGAGGGTAGACGTCTGGAGTCTGCCAACGCCAAGATTGTAGGTGAAGTCAACGATCGCGTTTAATCTTCGGTTGTCTGCCGCTAGCCCAGGACAGTGGCGCAGAGTACCCGGTAAATATGTGTGCCTCAGTTCTGATTCCAACAGAGCCTGAGCCTCCGCCCGTGTGATGTGAGAGTCCTGCAGAGTCACTCTCCTTCCGTCCGCGTACGTCGTTGAACCAAAACCAATTGTCGGTACGTTGGCCGGACAAAGGTACGGAGCCTCTCGAAAACCTTCGAAACGCTGGCATAACTCTATAGCGATAGACAGGTCATAGGCCACGTTTCATCAAACTTCGATCTATCATCCAATAATTGATCGTGCCTGAAAGCAGGGCCATGTCGTCAACAGTCCAGCTCTGGGTCAACGACTCTGCAAACGGGGTTCCTTGTTGGTAGGCCATGAAGATGAAAAAAGTCTTCACAAGGCCGTACATCCCTAATAGGTAGTAGGTGAGTACAGGGCGTACAGAAGCAGATAGAGAAGCGGCCCAACCGCCAGCAGCTTTAACCATCTCCGTCTGAGATTGTATCGCTGCACTGAAAGCGTCCATAACGCCAACATCAATCGCCGCATCCCTCTGCGCTCCTATCTCGTTGAGCTTGATCTGACCACGCAACTGCTCAAGATCACACTGCCGCTGGAACATCAGCAGCTCGTGAGCGCGCTCATCCTTCTTGTCCAGCCACTTCAAAACCTCTGGCGCAAGACGGAACAACCCGCCTATGAGCGACCCAAAGATCCCGCCGGACAAGACCTCAAACATTACCTCATACCCTCACCAGGAGTAACGTACACGTTTGCCGTTCCTGCCGCAGTAATGTAAGTGATGTACACGTTGGAAGAGGAAGAACACTGAGGCCCACTCAACACTAAAGATTCCGCTGGTCGAATAGGAACACCGTAGTTGCCAGACGTGGCGTTAGCCACAGCAGCATTCTGTCCAGCAGTGGCAGAAATCCTGACGTACACCGGCTGACCAGTAGAGGCAACTTCATGGTTGACAAACAAATACTGAGCGCAAGGGCTGTCAGAATAGATGTTTGCACTTTGATTAGTCGTGTTCCCAACTAGGACAAACGTCCTGCCCATAGGGTAAAACGCACTGTTGTAAGCCATCAGTAGACCTTTGATCCGCCGCCGCTAGTAGGACTCTGCTTGGTGTCGTACGGACCCTCACAGAAGGGCAGAACAGGGCGGAAGCCACCCTTGGGCAGTTGACCCGGCTGCCAACGTGCCATGTCTTTACTACCGTCTCGCGGTAGCTGCGGACGGACAGACCTAGCTACCTGCTGGTTGACGTCATGGTCCCGTTGCTGGACTCGATTCTTCATTCCTATGCTCCTTGGCATTGATCGTAAGGTAACAGAAGATCACATAGATGCCGAGTGTTCCCACCCGCTCCCACGTTGGATTCCACATCGTCCAGCACCCAAGACCAAACGAAGTCAGCAGGGCCAGAATGGTGATAAGCCTGTCTGTCACCACAGACAAGGCTAGTTTGATCAGTTGAATAGCTTCCATAAGATTACTCGTCATCATCATTCATAAAGCCAGTACCCCAGTCAGAACCCTCGTCCTTGAGGCGCAGGGCTTCCAACTTGAGCGCACGGTCGATGACCTTCATCTTAGCATCAAGACTGGCCTCGGGGTCGGAGATCGTCACCCGCAGCATATCCGAGATAGCCCTCTCTAAGTCTGTGCTGATGCCACGTTTCTTGCTCATTTTGTAACTTCTCCAACCGTTGCGCCAGCTCTGCCAACAACAGGATATGCGTATCCAGTGATTGCATTTTTCACCAACCTTGAAATCATTGAGGTTTTTTCTTTGATGTTGATTGGTGCAACGTAAATTTCATTTAATTTTGATTTCAGGGCTTCAACAGCACCTCTGTCCATCAAACCATAATTAATGGCACGTTCTCCCATAGACTCCATAGTGTCTTTTGCGCCAGACAAACTTCGCTCTGCTTTCCTAGCAATCAACTGGCTGACAGCATTAGCAAACTTTTCTTTGCCGCCAGGAACAGATTTGATAGCTTCGCCCATAGCTTGCCACTCACTATCCTTGCTACCAAGAACAATTCTTTCAAACATACTTTCATCAGTGGTGTCTGCCAAAAGCGTTTGAACTTTTTTCTGAGCTTCTTCCCTAATGGCAGCAGCTTCTTTAGTCAAAGGTTCAGCGACTTTTTCTCCAGTTTTCCTGAGTTCCTCTGATTTGGTAATTGCTTCTTTCCTCAAATCTTCGGCGCGTTTTTCTACGGATTTTGCACCAGAAGTTATTTGTGATTCTTGTTCTTTTCTAATGTCATCAAGTGTCGGAGCAAATCTTTTTACTTTTTCTTCTGTTGCCCTTTCTATGCCTCTAACAGCACTTTCTGCTTCCGACATTTTTCTTTGCGCGGCAATTTGTCCTTTTGCCGCAATAGACTCTGCTGCTCGTTGAGGCGCTTGAGGCAAGTTTGCCAGTCTTACACCAAGTGCTTTTTGAAGTATATCAATTCTAGATTCTTGAGTATCTGCTTTTTTTAAATTTAAAGCAGCAGTTTCTAATGATTTTTTAAGATTTTTAAACTCTTCTAACGCCAACCAATCTCTGTTGGAATTTAAAACTTGTTCAATTTTTTGAGGGGTTGGCTTTCCAATTTGGTCTGCCAAAAATCCTTTTGCCAAACGATTGGCCTCTTCTTTCCCTACTACGGTCAGCAATTGATCTGCCGTAATAGCACTTTTAAAAGTTGATGGACCAAGTTCTGGCAACCGTTCTAGATAGTCGCCAACATTAAACCCCTCTGGCTTGCCAGTAACTTTTGCACCAAGCTTGCTGAGAAATTCATTGATTGGTTCAGATCCTTTTCTATAAACATTTTTATATGCCAAATAAAATTTGCCAGAAAATTCGTCTAGAATTTTTTCAACACTCTTGGCAAGCCTGCCAGCAAGCTGTTGATCTATGGCATCAACACCTTCTGCTGGCAATCCAGATGCCCTGTCTTTTAATCGACGCAAAGTTATTTCTAAAGAATCAGCAGAAACTTTAACAGGAACTTCTATTGCTTGACCGGCTTCGTTGACCTGACGTTCTACAGGGTTAATTTGTTTTAACAAATTGTCAATTTGACCAGAAACTTTTGGGTCTGTAATTCTTACAAATCCCGTTTTGGGATCTATTTTTTCTGATTGTATTTCATTTAACGCTTCATCGTAAGCTGAAGTGTTTCTGTAAGTAATTCCCTTTTCTTCTTGAGAAGAAACGTTCTGTTTCCATTTGTCTCTAAGTGGCTTTGAAAGATCTTCTCTTGCTTTGTTCAAATCAGTTAGTCTGCTGTCAAAAGAAGTCCTAATTTCTTTGCCAAGATTAGTTGGAAGAATAGGGTCTCCCAACAAACCACCTTGAGCAGACCGAAATGGGTCATATTTTGCTTTAAATTCTGCAAGCCTTCTTTGTTGGTTTTCAATTCTAATTTGAGAAGTCGCAATCTTTATTTCAGAATCAATCAACAATTGATCAGCTTCTTGTTGGGCTTGAAAAATTGCTGCTTGAGCATCGTTTTCCGCAAGCTGCCTAACCGATGCGCTTTGGTTTGCTGAGTTTTTTCTGATGATTGCAGCGCGTTTTGCACCTGCTTCAATTCTCAATCTGGCTTCGCCTTGAGCGTTTGATCGCAAAGTATCAGCAGCAGCATCAAACTGACTGCGAAGATTAGCTATCCGCTTGTCCATGTCTGCCGTAATTTTCCCGCCGGCATCCGTGGCTTCTTTAATAATTTTCTCTGCTTCTGATTCTAGTGCAGATGCTCGTTGTTCCGCAATTTCATTTATGTTTTTGGCTTGGGTTTTAAATAAATTGGAAATTTCAATTTCTGCTGCACGAGAACGTTCTCCTCCTGAACGAAGTTCAGCAGCTTTTTCTTGCAAAAACTTTTTGTTTGCACTACTTAATTTTTCAACTTCTGCTGCTGTAATCCCTTTTTCTTGAAGAAACTCACCAAAAGTTCTAGCTGCCCTCATAGATGGCAGCATTCCAACTACTTTTCCAATTGTGCTTCCAAACATTTGAAAAGGAAGAGGAGCAACAGTTGCTCCTAAAAGTCTTGCAGTTTCTTCTCCAACTGGTCCTGCGCCCATTCCTTTTGCTGTTTGAGCTATAGACTCTCCAGCAACAGAAGTAAACGCACCGCCCAAACCAGACGCCATTCTTGACCCACGGAGTGCCTCACCCCCTGCGGTAATTGTAGGGCCAACAACTTGCGCTGCTTTACCAACCATTCCTGCGTATCCAGGCATAGTTCCCAAAGCCTTTCCAAGCGCACTGACACCTACCCCAGCAGTTTCCATTGCTTCTGGAGCAAACAAACCTCCAACAAATCCAGATGGAATTGCGCTAGTTATAGTTTCCATCCCAGACTTTTCTTTAGGAACCGATAAATCAGGTTCTTTTGCCCAATCAGGAAGTTCTTTTGCCATTACGGTTCAACTCCAAATTTTGCAACAAACTTCTTTTTCATTTCAGGACTTGATTTTCCCAGCGCTATATCGTCTGCCGTTGGCTCTGGGGTATTATATCTTTCTTTTAATGAATCACCAAAAGTTGGAGCGCCTGTTTTTTTCTGAACAAATTTGTTAATACGTTCAACGGTAAACGGAATTGCATCTTGAATATCTTTTAAATTTTGCTTGTAAATTTCTTTTAAAGATTCTGGAGTGTTTGGGCTTGCAATTTTAATTTCAATAATTTTTTCTGCCATTTGTCTTGCTTGCGCGAGCCTTGTTGCAACAGTTTCCATTGTGTCGTTTTCTCTTATTTCTAATGATTTGTTGATGATTCCAACTTCTGTCGCTCCTACAACCCTGCCTCCTTTTTGCATTTGAGCAATGTAATAGGCAAGTTTGTTCATTTCTGCTTGATATCTTTGTGCAGACTCTGGTGTCAACTTATTTACAAAAGCATCAATTGGAGCTGTAAACAAACTTGTTGTCTGCCTGCCTCCAAAAATTCCACTTGTACTTTGGGCTGGAAGGCCCATAATGTTTGTCAATGTTTTAGCGGCCTCGTTTGAAGCTCCAGCAACAATTTCTCCAAAACCATAAGCATCTTTTCCTCCAACTTTTTCAGCAAATCTTCCTATTCCTTTAAACCCTGGAGGAGCTTTTACAATACTCGTGTTTCCAAATTTATCCATAACAACAATATCGCCATCAGCCGTTGTTCCAATTGGCTGTACAGCACCTTGACTGTCTCTAGCGAGTTGCGCTCTTAATGCTCTTGATTCTGCCTGGCTGGCAAGTTGACCTTGTGCAATAGTCGCTCTAAGATCGCGATCAGCTGCCGCTTGTATTTCTCTACTTTTTAATAGCTGACTTTGCAAAAACTCTCTTTCTGAATTTCTTAACTGATCTTGATACGCTTTAAATTTTTGATCAGACAGTTTTGCAACCGCATCGGCTTTTTTGGTTGCCACCAACTTTGCCCAAGTATCATTCTGCTTGATCTGGGTTTCAAGTTTAGTAATAGTGTCTTGCAGACCAAACTTGTCTTTGTTCTGTTTTAAAAAATCAGCACCGGCTTCTGCAAACGCTGCGTTAGCCTCAAGATCGGCTGCTTCAGCGTCATACTTCATTTTCTCTCTGGCAACATCAAGTTTTGCTTTTAAGATGCCCATGCGCTGATTAAGCGCCTTGACGTTGGTGTCAAACGTCTGGCGTTCTTGCTTGTACAAATCTTCTTTGCCCTTGGCAAACCCTTCTGCCATGCCGTTCATGGCCGCCAGAGCCGACTTAGCATTGCCCTTGCTCAAGCCACCCAACAACATTCCGGTTGCGCCAATAGTTGCAAACACAATGCCTAGCAAAGGTGCTGTAGTTTCACTAGGGACAAACACCATCTTATCTGCTGACTCATCAGCAAATTTTTTAAACTCTTGCATATCAGGAGAGTTGTAGAATTTCTCTCCCAACTCATCCCTAATGCGTTTTCTTTCTCTGTCGTGTTTTGCCTGTAACTCTTTTTCTCTTATTGCAAGAAGATTCTTTCCTTCAGCATCTTTTAAAAGAGCGTCACCAAGTTGTTTGGTTAAATCAATGTTTTGGTTAAGACGTCTAGTTTCTTCTGCTCCAAAATCAGCAATTTCTTTTTCAAACAAGTTTTCAGATTGAGGTGGTTTTGCCTCTGCTCCAAACGTATTAGTTGGCTTTGCGCCTTCCCGCAAAGCAGGAATGGGTTTGTTTAACGTTTCAAGAAAAAAAAGATCAGCACCAGCCATGATTACCCCTTGGCAGGTTGGTTAGACTGAATGATCGTTGGTGCAGCCAGTCGAGTCAGGTTGCCAAAGTAATTGGCGTACATAGCCGAGATCTCTGCGTCAGCACGGATGCCCTCTTGGATAGCCTTGGCAGTGTACTGATCGCCAATACCAGACAACTTTAACCCAAAGTCCTGCTGCGCTGCCAGCAGACGCTGGCGCAAGTCCTCCTCTGCCCTCTGCTGCTGTGCTGCACCCACGCCACCGCGGGCAACGCCTGCTTGGGCAACACGAGCACGCATAGCTTCTAACTGCTGCTGGCCTACAGCGTTGAGTTCTCCGCGAGAGGCAGCCGCCTGCTCTGCCAGACCTTTCTCTTGATACGGTCTGCCAATGTCACGGATCTGCTGCGCTGCCTGCTGCGCCCCTGCACGGGCTTTACGGGCTGTCAGAGCCGTCTGCACCCCTCCGGCAAGACCTAAACCTAAGCGCAGCTTGTCGCCACCGCTGAGGCTGTCTAGGAATCCTTTTTCTTGCTGCGTTCCTGCTCCTGATGGAACTTGATCTGCTGTAGGAAACTGAGATTGTGGCCCATACACGCCTTGTGCAAGACCAGCGGCAGCGGGAGTAGAAACGGGAACTTGGGTTCTAAACCCAGTTAAATCTATTGGAGCAGAGGTTTCTGAAACAGAAGGAGAAGTAATATCAACTCCAGAAACAGCAGGACCAGAAATAACTTCTGGTTGAAGAGAATATGATTCAAATCCAGCTTCTGGGGCCAAAGAGTCTGGTGTTTGGTACGCTTCAAAACCGGGTTCTGCGTCGTCAGCAAACTCCATCAAACCCGTCTCTGGGTTGGTAGTGCCAGACCCACCGTGTTCACGCAGGAGAGCGGCCTCACGGGGATTGATATGCGCCAGAATAGTGTCACCCTTCCTGCCCTTGTCTTGCAACAGACGGGCAATCTTGCGAAGGTCGCCACCCATGCGGGTCAAACTTTTAAGTTCACTCATTTAAATCCCCAATGCGTTTCGCAGTGATTCTGTGTTCCAGACAGGCTCTCTTTCCTTGCCGGATTCTACCCCTTCTATAGCACCCGCTGGTGGTCTATACGCAGCTAAAACGTCAGCCAACGCTCTAGCAGGACTTGCAGAAATAATAGGTTGTCTAGCAGATGGCTTTTTGCGTACGTTGGTTACTATAGGATAGAAAGTTTTATCTTGCTCTGCTTCTTTGCTAGGCTCTGGTTCCGGCTTTTGTTCCGGTTCTAGAGCCGGAGGTTCCGTGTCAGGAGGAAGCCCTCCTTTTTCTCTAACAGTAACTGTTCCAAGATCGGCATCTTCTGACGGTGGAGCAATGTCTACAAACGGATCAACCGGATAGTTGATGTATTGAGTTCCTAGATCCGCAGGAGGAGCAATGTCTACAAACGGGTCAACGACATAACTAATAGTTTGTTTTCCAAGATCAACAGGATCAGAGGTTTGACCAGTAGTTACATCGGTAACAACATTAGATGCGTCTTCTTGTTTTGGAGAAATTGTTGGAGTGGGAAACTGATTGGCTGAAGATGGCTGTTCAACAGAAACAATAGATGGGGCCGTGTTACCAGATGTGCCAGCAGAGACTTTTTTAATCAAATCAAGATCAGTAACCACTGGAGAAACAGCAGGAGAAGTTGTTTCTGCAATGGTTTGTTTTTCAAGATTTACATCACTGGGAACAGCAGGAACAGTTGATGCAACATCTTTAAGGTAATCTTCTTTAATTTCATTAAAAGTGTCTGCTCCAATAATTCTTACATTGCCAGATTGTGTTGTTACTTTTGCAGTACCATCATCTAATTCTTGATATGTGTCATTTCCGTATTTAAATGGAGCTGAACCTGTAGCCGGTTGTGCAGTTGTAGTTTTAGAATAAACCGTTGAAGTAGAAGGTTTATCTAAAGTACCAATAGCAGTTGCAGCAGTGTTCAACAAAGTTTGATCAATGTTGCCACCAGAAGATATGTACGTTCTAGCCGCAGAACCAATAATCTTGCCTGCGTCAGGGTTGTTTGTCATTGCACCCTGCACGCCTGCACCAACACCAGCAGCAAATGCGTTGGTAACAATTTGACTCTCATCACCACCTTTGATAGCAGTACCAGCAACAGACCCGGCAACAGCACCAGTAACCCCACCGCCTGCGGCAAAGTTAATTCCAGACGCTGCGCCTGCGCTGGCAGCAGCCGTAAAAACATCTTCAACGCTGCCACCCGCAGCAGCAGTAGATCCTGCAGCAAGAGCAGCGCTGCCAACCGCACTGCTTACTTGTGAAGCAGTCAAGCCTATTGCAGCCCCAACTCCTTCTGCTGCTGCTGCACCACCAAGAATCGAAGATCCTATAAAAGGGATAACTTCAGGGGCAACAATAGCAACAACAGGGGCAACAAACGATAATGCTTTCTTCCAACTAAAACCCATCACGCACCTCCTGCTATAGCGCCCATAGCGGCTAACGCAGCCAAGGTCATGTAATTGGTCTGCTCAGGCAATTCCTTCTCCGTGAGGATGCCAGCACCTATCAACTGCTCTCTAAGCATTGCGTACAGGCTAGGATCTTGGATAGCCTGCTGGGCCATCTGACCAACAGCGGACATAGTGCGTACGTCAATGCCGTACTGCTGCATAAACTCTTGCGTAGCAGCCTGAGCCTGTTGCATCTGTTCGTTCACAGTCCTAATGCCTTTACAATCTGTTGGTGAATGCTCAAATGTACGCCGATCCAATCATAAAAGTCATCTTCTACGTTCCAATCTGCGTCTATCAACTGGAACGGATTGTCTAGATTAAGTATGCTTGCTAACCGCTCATGCTCCTGGTTGTGTACAAACAACCAGTCATCGAGATTGTCAGTGTTGGCATCTATCAAGGGATACTTTTGTACCAATATCCCCTTGTCAGCCAGAACTTCGTAAAACAATTGGTGCTGGACACCGTTTTCAAACAAGAACCTACCTAATCCTTCTACGTCTCCAAACTCAACGTAAGAAAGATCATCCAAATTCACTTGTCTACCTTGCTATCCAGCTTGTCAAAGATCTTGTTCACCATCGTTTCTATACGCTTGATGGCATCTGCAAAGTCATCCCTGCGTACAAAGTCGTGGTGAGAGTCTTGCTTAAAGTCATGAACCTCTTGCTTGACATCGTTGATCGTGTCCCACAATACTTTAAGGATCCACGCAGCCATAGCACCAATTACCGATACAACAATGTTAAATAGCTGCTGTGTTTCCATTTAAACCTCACGGGTTGGTAGGCCACTGAATAGCAAACGGGTCAGCCTGAGTGGTAATGTCCCGCAGCGCTTGACGGTACGTCGCCCACGCAGCCTTGTCTGCAGGAGAATCTGCCACCTGCGTCCAGTCGCTGTCCTTGAGCATCTGGTTGCGTGCGGTGCGGATCACCTGCCACTGCGTAGCTTTGCGCTGCGCCAGGTCTTCTTCCGTCATGGGAGCAACGTCAACGGTGTAGACCTGGCCGTCGATCAAATGAGGCGCGGCAGGAACTAGCTTTTCCGTTGCATGGTCGTAGGGTTTCCACACGCAAATAGGGTAGAACCCACATTCACGGATGTACTCCAGACTAGGGCCGGTAGAGCCAAAGTTTTGGAACGGAAACCACTCTGAACTGTCTTTGACAACCAGATTGATGTTTGCAAGTAACATTTTTTAATCCTTACTGAACAGGGAATGCTGCGGTTGGCGTGGTGATGGTGCGAGCGTATTTAGTAATGCGAACGTCTTGAAGATACCCGTTTAATGCGCTGCCACCAATTCGGTCTGCGCCAACATACAGTGTGTTTGTTTGATTGAAATTGTCTGTTACAGCTCCGCCACTGGTGGCTTCAAGAGAACCGTTCAAATATAGCTTTAAGTTTCCAGTAGCACTA